GTAGTGTACCATTGTTTAATATTACTGCACAACCTATTGCTTGTTTTTTAAAGTTTTTAGCATAATTTGCTGCATAACTAGAACTATCTACACCACAACCTGTTTGTAATGCAAAAACTCTATATCGTTTTCCAACAAACCATATTGTATATGCTTCAGTATGTGTATGCCCACATACACTTGACATGAGATTATTCTTTGCTTTTGTTTTAGCTTGTCCACCTTCTCCATGCTCAAAAAGTACATCATCATATACTATACTTTCTACCCAATTCCAAGTAGGTGTTCCTAATACTTCATTATATGTTTTTATCCATGCTTTAGGTATTCCACCTGTAAAACTTTTTCTAGCTGCTAACCTGTCATGGTTACCTATACATACATCTGCATTAGGGAAAGCATCATGCCATTTTTTTACTTTTTTTATAGATAATTCTAATTCATTACCTGCACTCATTCCATCAGGATCAGGTTCATGATAACTAAATGCGTGATTGTCTAAAATATCTCCTATAAAAATTACATGGTTACAGTTATAAGTTTTGTATTGTTCTAAACAAAAATCAAAATATCCATCTAATTCAAATGGAATATGAAGGTCTCCGATAACTAGAACATTTCTAGTTTCGGATTCCCTCATTCTTTTTAGTGCCACTATTTCGTGTGGCTTTAATCTGTATCTATTATTTCTTTGCACTAGAATCAGCTATACCTTGACCTATTACAAGTGCGATTATAGAATATAATATTGATTGTGTTTCTTGTGGATCAAGTCCAAATGATTCATGCAATAGTTGTACAATAATACCTGCTATTGTGTACCATGCTTTTTTTGATTTTAAAATTTTACCTAGTAAAAAGTTTTTTAGTAAATTGTTCATATTATTTGTTTTTAATTATTAAATTAATATTTTCACCCCCTAAATTTATAATTTCTTTCATTAGTAAATCCATAGCTAAAGTAGAGTTACTAACAAAGTCCTGTTTACGTTTTAATCCTACTAGAATACAACCACTTGTATCTTTAGCAGTATTACCTCTATGAAATAGTATATAGCTTCTATTAGGCACATCTTGTACTAATAAATGCACATAATCTCTTGTTGCACTTTCTCTTGCTACTCTTATTCTTACTTTATATTCTCCAGCAGGTATGCAAGATATATTCTTTTGATTATCTAAATATGGGTTTTCTAATGTATCGCACATTTGTTCACCATTTAGATACAGTTTACCAATAGTAGAATTTTCTGTAAATGTATCTCTTATTATTAAAAGATTTATACTGTCCAAATTATATGTAGTGAATTTTTGACACCTTAACCCCTTTAACCTCATGTACAAATTCTTTACGAATTTTAACAACTTGTTCATCTTTTTTTTTGTATTTAGGGTTTCTGCTATTCAGCTTGTTTTTTTTCGCCATACTTTACAAATTTATATATACTAAATGCTATTGCTAAAGTCAATGATATTAGTGTTAATATTTCGTTTACCTCAACTAAACTAATACCTATTGCAGTACCATTAGCTAACGTTACTTGTGCGGTGTCTTGTATTTCTTTCATTCTTCTTTTTATTATCCTTACTCTTAATGTAAGTTTTTAATTTTATTTTATTAACTTCTTTTACTTTGTAATACTTTTTCATTAGTAACTAATATCAGGTGTTAAGAAATTTCTTAATCTTAATTTAGTATCTTGTTGTGATGGTCTTTCTAAATTCATTCCTGCATAATAAGCATTTTTATCAGGACTTATATCTTCACCACTATTTGTACTGTATTCAGGAAAGCTAGATGTGTTGTTTCTAAGGTGTTCAATTAACCTTTCTGTATAGTATTCAGCAGTATTTCTAACTTCCTCTCTAAGGTGTTGTGCTTCCTCTGTACTTAACGCTGTACCTGTTTCTGATGTCTTACTATAAATGTTACCATTTTCGACCTTAAATCGAAGATAAGGTATTAAATTGAAGAAACCCCAATGTGGTAACATATCACCAATATATTCATCTACAAGTGTTTTATATACACCTGTTAATGTACCAGCAGTAATATCTGCTTCTAATTTTTGATACAAATCTGAACCAAGTTTTGGTTCTAGGTAAATTTTTTGTGCAACTAAAATATGTGGTTTAATCAAATCAACATCTACATTCATATTGATTGCAGTACTTTGTTTTAGCTTATTTTCTGATATAAATAATACGTATGCCATAATTATCTCTTTTTAATAAAACCTTTATTTTTCATTCTTTTTGGTGGCTTTGCTACTTTTACATTATTCTTCTTTGCAGTAAACCCTTCACTTCTTGCTTTAGTATAACCTATTATATCTGCATCTTCTATTTTAGTTGTTTTCGATACACCTAATGTAGTTTTGTATATTTGTCTTAGCCAAAAATGATGACAATTACCACCACCTTTATAAAGCCATATAGAATAAGTATCTGCACCACCTTTACCCCAACCTTTATTTACAGGCATTTTTGACATTCTAATAATATCTTCTTTACGATACACTTTTTTTGCACCCATCATTTGTCTGCAAAAATCTCTTTTTTTACCTGACTTTCTAGTTAAAAATTCATCTTCAGCATATACATAACGTACTCTATAATAATCGTATGTTTTTTTAGATATACCATCTTGTTCTGATTTTCTACTTGGTAATGCTTTACCTGTACTTGCTAATTGTATTTTTTCATCTACTAAATCATTTAGCATATTTTCAAAATCAAATTCAGCGTGTTCATCACCAACTTTTTCTTCATGTATTAGTTCACAATCTTCAGGTATATCTTCACCAAATTCTTCAATAAATTTTGTTAATTCTAAATTTTCTTTTTCTGCTTTTATAGGTACACAATTAGGTACTTCTCTACCATCTTTTATTTTTGTTCCTATTGCTTCATATCCTGGCTGACATGGATTTGGTGTAATAAATTCTTCTTTGCAATTACAATCTAAGTTAGTTATTTGTTCATGATCTTCACATGGCATATAAACTGTTTTACCATCTAATGTATGTTCATGATAACCTTTGCAACCTAATCTTTCAGCTTCTGCTTCTGCTTCTTCTTTTGTATCATATAAAGGTAAATCTATTTCACCATCTTTACCTTCTGTTACCATACTACCTACTTTAGCAAAATCTTCTCTAACATTTACATCTTCATTTAATGGTGGTAAACCCATTTCTTCTCTTAGTTCATCTTCTGTTAAAACACCCTTCAAATCTTCTGATGTAAATTGTACTGTAATAGGTTTAAGTTGTACAAAACTAATAGGCATATCCATATTATTAACTCTAAACAGCTTTCTTAGTATCTTAATTATGTGATTTTGATAAGGTTTACATACTGTATTCAAGTAATAATTAGCAGCACTATTAAGTTCATCTACATTACTACCTAAACCTGTTTCATTCTTAATACCCATTAGCATTGGTGATGTAACTCTATGTGCGGTTAGTATATTTTGCACTAATAACTCTTGTAAAGCTAAATATTGCTTATCTGCATTACTTACTGCAATAGGTGTAATTTCAGGTACTCTATTTCTATCTTCACTAAAGGTTAGTACAAATCTACCTGAACTTTCACTACCTGTAAATTTTTCTTTTAAACTATTCTCTATTTGAAAACGTTCTTCTTGTGTAGGTACACCATTCGCAAAAGATATAAAATAAGAACCACTAAACCCATTTGATATATTATTAAGATGATATTCTGATACTTTTTGATCTATTAAACTCCAATTATTACCTGCTAAATAATCAGGTGTAAAATAACTATTCATATTAGGTGAATAAAGACCTGTATAAAGTATTTGGTTTGCTGATGTTCTATCATTTACATTAAATGCTGGCACTCTATAAGGCTTGTTTATTCTTGTATTACTCCAATCTGCACTTACATAATATGCACATACTTTACCCATAGCATCAGGTTTTTCTGCTCTAATTTTTTCAACAGGTATATGATATATTTCTGCTATTTGTGTTCTATCTTTACTCCATATAATATTTAAAGCAAATGCACCTTGTAATTTGAAGTCAAAAGATACCTTTTTAACTAACTCATGTAAAGTTTCATTAGAATTAGGATTAGCCATGAATTGCTTTAGCTTAACCATAGCATCTAAATTACGTTCATCTTCATTATCTATTACTATTTCTTCACCTGCAATTAATTCACTTGTAGCATTTATTATAGCTGCATTAGTAGAACTGTTATAATATAAATCAATTAAAAATTGTGGATATAAATTTCTCCAATTTTCAGTACCATATTCTATATAATCTTTACCACGTACTTCTTGTACTTGTGGTGCAGTTTGTGCTGATAAATCAATATTAATAATTTCTTTCATAATTAATCTTCTTGTGTCCAATCAGGACTGTTAAGTATTTGCATTATACCATCATAATCATATAGTTGTTTATCAACTAAAAAACTTGGTGTATTACCTTTAAATTTTAACACAAATTTAGTTTTTTGATTATTATATCGCAAAGTATTTTGTGATGTTTCTAAAACTTCATCAAAATTTACACTATTTAATTCTTCTGTATTTAGTATTGTATATTTCATTTATCCTGCTTTAAAAGGTACTACTGTAC